TACCTTCCACGATGGTCGGTCGCCTCACGGAGTCGTCGTCAGCATGATGAAAGACGGCCATGTAGGACCGATAGCCGTGAAGATAAGGCGTTTGATGGGAGAGACTGAGGAGCCAGTTCTCGCCGGCCGCTACACCCCTTACCGCATCCCCCAGCCCGCCCAGCAGATGCCGTGTTCCGGCCGCATCAATGACCGTGCTCGGCGGGACAAAAAGGCTGGAATGGTCGTTCGTGGTCATGGCCGAGACCACTTCACGGAAAAGGTCTGTGTCGGAATCGAGGCCCGTGCTCACAAGCGCCGAAAGAACTCGCACGCGATATAAGCAAAGCGTGTCGAATTCGGCTGTTCCGCGCGCGTCCTTAACAGCTTTGACCGGCAGGAAGCCGTTCTTATGGAAGATGCGAATCTGCCTGTGCAGCAGCGCTTTCTGATCGGTCGTCGCTGCAGGACCGGCTAAGATCTCGGCCATTTCCGTGATGGTGAAAGTTTCCGACACGCGATGTCCTTTCGTGTTCATGACCTTCCTGTTACCAAGTCTGACGCGACAGGTCAAATTATTTGACTCGATGCGTCAGACTTGGTAACTGAGATGTACCCGCAAGGGTTTGCCATGTCTCGTGGCCGGATCGTTCCCCGGCCCCAGACTTCGAGATTGCGCTGGGTCGTCTCCGCCCACTGGTCGCGCAAATCTCGCTGACCGCGACCGAGGTGCGGCTTGAGCTTCGGTCGCGGTCCTTCTTTCAAGTATAGATTGCACGTATTAGGTGATATTTCGCCTATTAGTTGATTTAAAACGTGCGTTGACTCCAATATGTCTTCGAATCATTACTTGTTCGACTCAGTAACGAGTCGCACATTTAGGGGGGCAATAATGAACGTAATTCCGTTTCCGAGGCGCAGCGCTATGAACAATCCATATGATCCTAGCCCGCGCGAGATTTTCAGCTTCTCGGATTTCTTCGACCAAGGCGGGGACGTCGCGCTTGATCGCAGGGCGACAGAGCTGTTGCCTGCAGCACTCGAAATGCTGGAGTTGTTTCCGGCCGCGCCTGTTGCGGAAATCATAGCCTACGCGGCCGCCCGGCTGGAGCGAACCGGCTTTAAGATCTTCAACCCGTGAAAAGGAGACGCGAAATGGACAAATCTAAGTTTACGGTTGCAGGCGCCTTGCTTGCTGAAGATCCAGCCGTGAGGAGCCGGGCGGTCGACCTGCTACCTCGCGCTGAGGATGTCGTGCGCGCGCTCGACAGTGAGGAGCTTGCGGCGCTGCTCGCCACAGTAGCGGCCAAGCTGGCGTTGGATGGAATCGATATTCTCAAGCCGATCCCGAACTAACGATTTAGTCAAAAGCGGCTGATTGACGAACGGGCCGGCGCGCACTAGCAATGTCGCGCTGGCTCCTAGCCCCGGCCCCTCGCATACGCCACAAGCGAGGCCTCCCGGAACGCAGCAACGGTGGCAACCCATCTCCGATGGGGTGTTTTGCTGTGAAAGGAGAACCAGAATCATGACCAATTCAAATGACGTTCGCCGCGCCTATTATCGCGCCACCAGCAAGCGCGAGGAACAATGGCCTGTGCTCGCGTCAATGGCGGTGGATGAGGAGGCAGGCACTGTTTCCGGTGGGTTCAGCGGCTGCAATATTCTTGCCAACTTCAAGCGGGACGCGCTTGGGCGGGTTCGCCTCACTCTTAACGACTGAGCCAGGCGGACTTAATCACAGTCGGGCGCGGTGGTGGTGCTGCCGCGCTCGCTAGTTCTTCAGCGCGGCGATCGAGATTCATGCCGACCAGTGACCGCGCAGCCCACGCATAAACGCAGGCGTCCAGCGTTTCGGCCCGGCGGCCGGGAATCCGCTCGAACCGTGCCTGCGGCGTCCCGCGGGTGTATTTCACGACGCGCCGCTCGCTGGCGAATTGCTCGAAAAATACCGGCTCCAGCGCGTCCGAAAAATGGATTCCGGCATTCCGCGCCACGCGGGCGAATAGCTGCGATTTCACAGCGTCGACGCCGATCAGCCATAGGTTTCCCTTCGTCCCGGAGCGCTGCAAGAACGGCCGCGAGAAACCGGCGACGCCCTTGCCGGATGCGACGCGACGGCCGAACCGCGGGCGCGTGAACCGGTTCACGATATCGCTGTGTCCGCCGTCGCCGGAGTCGATGACAGCCGCATCAATCCGCAGTGTGCCGCCGTGCGGATGCGGCCATTGCTCGCGCAGCAGCGAGTCCAGATCCTGCCACACCGCTTCGCCGTCGATCGATCCCCAAAAGACGCGGTGCTCCAACGCGAAAATGTCGTTTCTGCCGTGGCCCAGGATGACGGCCTCCAGGCGATCGTCCTGACAGTCGACGCCGACCGTAAGCAGCAGCACGTCTTCCGGAATAGCGGCCAGGCTGAAGGGCTGCCGGCGCGCGAACAACTCGTGTTCGTCGAGGTCTTCCCCTTCAGTCCGCCACGGCTCGCCTAGAACCAGGTTCGTGAACGTCTGCAGCGTCTGCGGATTCTGCTTGGCGATCAGGAATTCGGCGGCCAGCTTTCCCCAACGGGCATTGTGGTGCGGTGAGACCAGCGCATTGATACGGAATCCCGCATGACCGCGAACGCCCGGCGCCGTCGCGCGCCAACGGCCTTCCGCGACCATCTGCGGCTTGAATCTTTCCTCTATGACGCAGCCGTTTGCGGGGCAAACCCAGTGCGCGGACTCCGGGTCGCCATCATTCCAGCGGATGTCTGCCCATCGTATTTCGCTGTAGTCGCCGCATGACGCGCAGGGGACTTCATAAACCCGCTGGTCGGATTTGGCATATAGCCGCGTCACCGCGCCATAGTCGAAAACGGGCGTGGAGCCGGCGAGGATCTTCCGATCGCGGAAGGTCTGAGTGCGCATTTCGGCCAGCGCGATCGGGTCGCCTTCCTGCGTCACCTCGTAACCGTCGATTTCGTCCAGGCAGAGAACCTTCGCCGTATGCCGCCGCAACGTGCGCGGCGATCGAGCGGCGAGAAACTTCAAGCTGCCGCCGGGAAACCGTCGCGCCATCATGGTAGACCGGCCGGACTCGTCGGACTCGTCACTCAGCAGCCCGCGCAGTGCAGGCGATGCCTCGAAAACCTGCTCCAGTTCCACAGACCAGTCGCGCGCGTCATCGGCGGTTGGTTGGATAGCCAGGATGGGGGCGGGGGCGTTGCTGACATAGCTGGCGATGATCCCGCCTAGCAGCGCCGTGTAGCCGATGCGGGCGGACTTCGCGACCGTGACACGTTCAACCGCCGGGTCGTCCAGCGCGTCACAGATGCCACGCTGATACGCCCATAGCTTCATGCGGCCAGGCGTTGCCGATGACTCGGCAGGAAGGAATATGTTGGATTCGATCCAATCCGCGGTTGGGATGGATGGCGGCGGCCGGAGTGCCCGCAGCGCGTTCCGGCGAAAAAGTTCAATTCCCATCGGCCAGCGCCTCCAATGCACTGCGGATTTCGGCGTCGATCGACGCCACGTCATGCTGGGTAAGGTGCGGCAGGTTGGAGCCGCACCGGCTGGCGACGGCCAGCAAGCCGGCTCGCACGTCGCGCAGGATGGACGCCCATTCGGATTGCACCTGTCGCGCCGGTAGCATCTCGCCGCGCGCGACCGCGTTTGCCATCGCGACCTTATCAGCCTGCTCCCGTGCCAAGCGGGTACGCTCATCGGTTAGTGTTGCAGAAGCGGTGCGGCCAGCTGCCTGCTCGCGCAGATGTGCGACATAGCCGCGGACGGACTCCGCAACCGGAAACAGACCGCGACCGGCCCGCGAAATAACGCCCTTCTGCGCGAGTTCGGTGACGGTGCGAGTAGTCACCCCCAAGAGAGCGGCAATCGATGCTGTAGAGGCTATTTCCGGCCAAATTTCGCTAGGCTCGGGTTGCGAGGTTTCCAGCAACGTGTCGAAATCATCGGCCATAGAAACGGAATCCATCTGCAAATTTCTGTGTGGAGTGATGCGCCGCGGCTCTACGCACCCGCGGTGGCATGGGGCGGGGAAGGACCCAAAAAACCGCAGTTTTGCGCCGTTTCTGCTGTTGTTTCGCGGCCGTTATGCTACTCTGCAGCCAGTGATTCAGGGGGCTGCCCATGTGGATGCTAGTTGCCGCTGTCGTGGTTATGGCCGTTGCCAGCTCGACACCTGCCCAGCGTAGTGAAGCGCGGGAACGCATGGCGGCATACAACCGGTATCTGTGGCCACCTGCTATCGCGCTTTGGCTGTTCCTAGCTGCCTGTGTGATATGGCCATGAACGGCTAATCTAAAACCTTCAGCATCGGGGCGGGACAACGGGACACTCCTTAAAGGAGTGTGTCCCGGCTGTCCCGGCTGCCTTCCGCCTTGCCAATCGGGACAATTCCGCTCTGTCCCGCTTTTGTCCCGGCTGTCCCGCTTCGCCGAAAACGATAGATTTCCGCGAGGTGCGCCGCAATGGACGGGACACGGCGAAAATGTCCCGGCTGTCCCGGTAGCCATGAAGGCGGGACAAAATGCCTCTGTCCCGGTCATGTTTCAGCCCCGTCAAAAGCATCATCGAAATCGTCTGCGCCAAGCGCGTCGTTCGGCAACTGGACCTGTCCCGCAAAGCTGCAGATCAGACCCTTTCGGACCAGCCCTGACAGTGCGCGGTTGAATGCCCGTTTCCGGCTGTCCCGATCTCCGGATGATGAAACGGCGCGGCCGTCGATACATCGCTCGCGCCAGTCGGACTCATCGATCGACACGGCTTCCCCGTCGCGCATAGATTGTAAGGCGTCGAATGCAGCCCGTTCGGATGCTGTCAGCTTTACCCGTCGCGGCGCTGCTATGGCGTCCAACTCATCGACCAACGCGTAGGTTATCGGGTCGCCGTCTTCATCCACGCCCATGACTTCAGTGTCGATGCGGAAAGCAACGTCACGGTCGCAGGCACCGTTTCGATTTTTGGACAGCTTGCCGCGAACAATGCCTTGCTCGTCACGGGCAAAAAGCTGCAGCGCCACGTCCAGCGCGCCGTTAAGTAGCGAGTGGCCGCGGGGAGTCGGCGTGCCGGCTTTCGTGTCATGGTGAATAAGGACAACGGCCGCGCCATGAGACGCCAGCCGGCGAGCGATCGCCACGACGCGCCCCATGTCTTCAGCGCTGTTTTCCTCCAGGCCGGGAAACGCCATGGCCAACGTATCGATGAAAATCAGCGATGGCTTATGTTCCTCGACAGCAGACAGCAGCGCGGCGAGATCCAGGCTGCCTTTCGTCAGCAGATCCGAAACGCCCTCGACCAGCGTGAAGTCATCCGCGTCGCCATGCCGCAGCTTCAGCGCCGAAACACGGCCGCGCATCCCATGGGGATCTTCAGCGGCGACGTAAAACACGCGCCCGGCTTTCGTCCGCATCCCGAACGCGCCGCGGCCTTGCGCAACAGCGTAACCCAGATGCGGGGAAATGAGCGATTTGCCGGCGCCAGGCGCCCCGTAGATGCAGCCGACGTCACCTGCAGCGAGGAGTCCCTTGACGATGTAGCTGCGCGTCGGCGCGTCCGCGCATTCGCCGGGTGAGAGGAACCGTAGGCGCGTGGCCGGGGAAACCGGGGAAATCGGCGGAACGTCGTCATAGTCATCGCGCTCGCGTTCGATACGCTCATCTGCGACCTTCTTCGCGTCATCCCAGGCGCGGTTGATGGCGCGATCGCCGCGCCCTTTGCCTGCCTTCTCTTGCCTCGCAACGTGGTCGGCCGCTCGCTCGTTTAGCGGGACGGCAGCTTTGAAATCCTCAAACGTGCGGGCGCCGAAATAGATGGTGTAAGCCAGATCCCACAGCGCGCCGCTTCCCGTCTCATCCTTACGGGCGGACTCCTGTCCCTCATCCCGCCGCTTGCCTTTCGGTAGCGCCGTAGCGTCCAGGTGGTCGGCCTGATCGATCGGCCGCCCGTCGATCAGGCGCGTTTCAATCGGCGGCCGCCCATCCACGTTGCCGCCATAGTAGGACTGCGACAGCGTAAAGCTGCTACCGTCCAGCGTGCCACCCAGGACGCCGTTAAGCCGTTCCATGTAGCGGGTGCGCGTCTCCGGTTCATGGGCAGAGGCGAAGGGCGCGAACACACGCCAGCGGGGCGCCTGTTCCGTGTGAGATGCCGTCGTGTAGATCAGCCCCGCGATGCCAGCTTCCCGCATTCGACGTTCCGCTTCAGCGGGCGATATGTTCCCGTCATCATAGTCGGCTTCGACGCCGGTGACGCGTAGGACGTTTGCATCGCTGCGGAGGCAGTTCTTTTGCGTCCGTTGACCGCCGAATTGCGCCAGCTTGAACCAAGGCAACCCGCCTTTGTCGCCAGCCCGCACCGCTTTGATTTCAGCAGCGAGTTGCCGCAAACTTATACGGCTCTCGGTTTTCCGCGTGGCGCCCTGTGTCGGGAAGCGCGTCACCGCAATTGGCTGGTCTAGGATAGAATCCTGACACTCCGGCAACAGCGTATCGAAATCATCATCCCCTCCATCGAGGTTCAGGGTCATTCAACACCGTCGGTCAAGGACGCCGCAAAGTTCTGGATGGAATCGAAGGGGATCAGTGCCCGGCTGCCCACCTTCACTCGTTTGATCGCGCCGTCATCAATCAACCGGTAGAGATGCGTCCTACCGACGCTAAGGAGGCGCTGCGCCTCCGGTATAGTCACGAAAAAGGGTTCCTGTCGCATTTTGTCCGTCTCGCTGAAACGGCTTGTGCGCATTCACTTGTAGCAATGGATTCAACTCTAAGTTGACTCGCAATGCTACCGTGACTAAGCGGTAAGTGCAGGGTACCAATCCGCACTTGGGTTGCTGCCTAATCCGGCAGCAACCCACAAGCCTAACCTGCACTCCCGTTTATGGAAGTCACCATGAACGTGTGCGGATACTGCCGTACCACAGGCGACCCTATTTCAAGCAAATGTTGAAACTCACTTTTTACGTGATTGTGACATTCAAGCCACAGTTACAAGGCGAGACCGGCAA